ATTTGCATAGTAAATCCTTTTTTAAATGAAGCTCGCACCAAGTCCAAGAACTGCACCGATAGCAGTACCATATCCAGGAGCAATTGCACTACCAGCAGCAGCACCACTAAGTGCGCCACTTATTGCACTCATTGCTTGTGACGGACGATTCTTTTGGTTTGCTGCTGCGGCACCATTAAGCGCACCTAACATCGCACGAGGTTCATCAAATAAGTCCATATTCCAGAGGCGATCTTTAGCTAGATATTCCATCTGCCTATTATCAACGTCCAAACGAGTGGCATAATAAAGTTTAGTCATTTCCATGTACGTACCAATAACAGCCTTATCCCAATCGAGATGACTTCGCCACAATTGACCGCTCAATTCAACCGCGCTTAATCGCAGGCGTGTCTGGAATTCGTTGATTGAACGCGTGTAGCCGTCGGCAATAATTGCCTTGCCAATGACGAAAGTGGTGCTTTGCACCGCGTTAATATCCCTCATACCTGCCAGGAACGAAGGTAAAACCTTTGTATTAATCTCATTTTGCACCAGCTCACTCTGAGCTGTGACTGCAGCTGCAATTTCAGGACCATGAATAACGTCTTCATACACGTCACCCCAGAGCGTGTGTACATCAAGTCCAGCCATGAACTTACCAAACATATCGTACAAAGAAGGAAAGTTTCGTACTTCATATGTTGTAGTATCATTACCAGGTACGCGTCCAAAAAAAGCATCGTCGATATCGTACGTTTCGTACTCTTTATATGGAGACTTATCGAACAAGTCGTTAAGTACGCGAAATACTCCACGCTGCGGAACTACGCCACCTGATTCGTCGAGAATACGCTTATGAGCTTGCTCAATGTGAGGCGCATAACGTATAGTTTGAGTACCACCACCACCCATAATTTACTCCTATCAGTCCTCGCAAGATTTGTCCCTGCAGGGGCTAGGGATTATGATGCTGCACTGCGCTGCTTGTCAAGGATGCCCTTCGGGCGGAGGCTTCCTTGACAACCTGCTCGCTTGCAAAAGACAAAGGCGCCCCTGCCGGGAAAAATCTTGGGGCGGCCTGTAGCACGGTTGTGGCAAGCGGGTTCGCGTTGCTCACATCGGTGCTTTGGTTAATTCTTAACCACAAGAAAGCAAATACTCCATCTTGCCAGCTTTGAATCCAACCAGCTCTAGCAAGCGTGCTGCACGCGGATTGCCTGTCAGTGCATGTATCCGCTCGCACCGTACAGTACATGCATACTCTCGCATGCTAGCTGTTGCATCACGCGCCAGCTCATCCGTCATTGTCTGGAAGCTGTAGAATGCGTCCACATGCAGTGATCGCACGTCAGTTAGGTTGTCCTCTACTATGCACGTGATTCCCATTGCGTACAGTTCCCGCTCGTCATCCATAATGAGCCAGGCTTGATGCGTGCTATTAAGCAGCGATATAAACAAGTTATTACTGTACTCACTCGTATTCGGGTCGAGTGGATCTAATTCCATGGCAGCGATTGCCGCCGGCTTAATCTTGGCCCAGTACTCGCTCACCTGGTCTGGTTGAAGTTGTAGAATCATGACTTACGCTCCCAGCAAAAGCGCTGATAGCAAGATTGCCTACGTAGGCACTCCTGCTAAAGCGCTGATCCGTAGTCTTGAAACTGATATTAATGTAGTCGACGTCGAGTCTAGCAACTCTACGAGCACGCACTTTGATGCGAAAGTCAATGCCTGCACATGCAAGATAAGCAATTCCTTCAATGTTAAGACGTACCCAACGAGTAGATCTGAATGGCTGCTTTAGATCATAGCGGTAATCATAGGCTATTTCTAGCCACTCTGGAACATCAGTGCCTACCTGAATGTTAGTTAATGTTTTTTGCGAACGCCGACCGAAGTCAAGAATATCCGTGGTAAGTGAGAGTGGCTCATACTCAATTAGCTGCGGGGAGCTAACGAGTAGTGAACCACTCTCGTACACGTACCCGCTCAGCTTAGAGTAACCGTCACCCATACGGTCCTCTGCCAGTGTGAACCCGTGCTCACTGTCGCTGATAAGTACGTGCTTTATATACTCGTCATAGAACAGCACTGGATTAATAAGTACTTTAAGATGCTCGCTGAAGTCCAGGTACGTTGCACCCTCAGGCGTTAGTTTCCATAATTGGTACTTTGCATCAATAAAGTAATGAATGAATTCTGTTCCACACACGGCGTCTTTAGATAGTAATCCTGTATATGCTAGATCACGAAAAGAGAATGTTGGTGCTGGACTTGAGACCGGCGACATAAGTGTAATGCCATTACTGCCATAAATCACGGCGCCGCGGCCTAGTTGTTTAATGGCAAGTACATCACCACGCCAATTCATTGGCCTGTATCCGGCATCGTTAACAGTATCTAGAACAAAGCTCGCTTCACCTATCTTACTCCAACCAACCCAGTTTCTACGAGAAGATTCAATTAATGCTTCGGCGCGCAACACTAAATTAAGGCTGATTACATTGCCGCGTGCGACAGCGCCTTGAGGTATATAGCTGCCAATACGCAGTGATAGAACAATACGTGTCAGTTCTACTGGAATTGTTGCAGAAAGCGAGTGTCCGTCAAGGCGTGGCTCGAGCCTTATAGCGCCATCTTGATACAAGCATTCGAAAGTAACATTTAGTGCTGGATCAGCTACGCTCATAGTTCTACCAGTGGATTAGCTATAGTAAACGTACCGCTGTCATATGTAACGAGTGCGGCACCGAAGTCAATAAATCCTACCGTTGGCTTGCTTGCTAAAGTGTCGTCCAAGATTATAGCACCTTGAGCAGTAATATCGCCGCCGGTTGCAAGCCAGCTAGGATTATTCCAAGTAGCGACTGTTACGTTAGCACCATCGTCGCGAGTCACCGTGCCGCCTGCAAGCGTTTGACCACCAGCTGTATAACCACTACCTGTTGTTAGTTCGTCTGCAGTCACATCAGCATACGTGTTATGTGTTGCACGGTTGAAAACATAACCGGCTTTCATGAGTATTATCTTGAACACGTCTGCACCAAAGTCGATCCCCGCAGTCATCAATAAATACTTACAGTTATTAGATGGAAGTGTCGCCATATTATAGCTTAGCTCCTTGAGAAGTAAATGGCCAGCGGGGGTCATCCCCGAGATTTAGTGTTTCTTCAAATGTTTCGTAATAGTCAAGTGGTGTTTGAATCTCAATCCAACGCTCGCCTAAATTACGTGATAGCAGAATAGAAACAATATTACCTTCTGAGCCATCGACCCGAAGTTTAGCTTGTGAGTACACAGCTATCTGGCCGGCGTTGTGAAGTGTCGCGCGATCAAGAGAAGTACCAAATTGAGTTATTTCATTCCACACTATTGTCGCATTCTCATAGTTATCCGTGCGATAATCCGTTAATTCTGCAAGATTGTAGAAGAGCGTGTCAGTTGCAGCAAATATAACACTTGGCTCTTGAAGCACGCGCGCCGTGAAGCTAGTACAATCATTCGTACTGTAATAGAACTGCGAGCCCGCAGCCACAAAGAAGCGTCCAGTGTCTACGTGAAATCGAAGACCTGTAGGATTACCTACAAGAGCCGTTGTTGATTTGAGTGTGTAGGTAGGCCCTGCATAAACACGTAATTGATTAGCTGGACCATCGAGAATCGCTACGTACGTAATACTGTCAGTTGGATTTATTACTACCGCCGCGTCCGTAACGGGGGGCGTGAGTGTGAATGCTAACGAATAGTTAACACCGTAGTCAGTTGAGCGCTGCAATTGCCATGCGGTGGCAGTGCGTATAATACATGAGACGATACCGCTAGCAGTTACCGCAATCTTATTGCGACCGTGCAATTCAATAGTGCTGGGCCAATCCTTAATATTTGAGTTTACATACGTGCGCATGCGTGGATTCGAGGTGATTTCCTGGAATTGTTCACCGGAAATATCGTACGCGTAATTGTGAAAGGCTGATACATTGCCTGCAAGTGCAGCTCCACCATCCCAGTTAGAATGAAGTACGTCATCTTGGAACAGTAATGTTCCCCAGGTGTTTTGTGGTATCTGATAATTAAGCATATAGATTTCGTTAGGTCGATGCCTGCCGCATATCACGTACAATGCACGCGTGCCATCTGTAGCAATAGTTGGCTCCCAGCAATTAGCAGCAAATGATTCTTCGAGTCGAGCAGTATTACCCCCACCCTTATGCCAATGGCCGCAAGGATCGTGAGCACGAAGTTGTGGCAGTGGAGGATAAATACTAAGCATGAGTAAGTACTCCTGGTATTGCTGGTGTTCCATCGTCCAGTGTTGCGAATGGTGAACATTCTACAGGAAAATAAGAATCAACAGTTGGAGCACTTTGAAACTCACCTATACCGAGCAATCCGTACACGTTGCTGCCCCACGTAAACATCCTTCCTTGATTATCGAGTGCCATATGACTCCAGTTGTTTATTCCTACTTTAATCCAGTTTCCATCACCCTCATTTTGAGCAGCGGTTATAACAGGAATTGTAGGATCTCTTATATCATTGCCAGTCGAATTAGATATCAGATATGCTTGATTTCCCCAGGCCCAAATATTGCCCGCATTATCTACTGCAGCAGCACCTGTTTCACTAACATCAATATGCACAAAGATTCTGCTAACAGGACACAGCACAAAATTAGCTGAGTCAGCTGTAGGGGGTGAGGCAAATCCTATTCTATCTCCCTGTGCGTACAACTGACCATTAGATAGCAACACTACAATACCAGATGGTGAGCACTTAATATCCGTAATAGAGACACCAGCTGGCAAGCTAAGTGGCCGCAGTGTTGGTACGGCTTCTGGATAGTGCGAATTCCACCAGTTACCCCATGTGTAAATTTGGTTACTCTCGGTCACCACGGCATTTACACTATAGTGTGCACTAATTAACTTTATTGGTCCAGGTACCCAAGTCACCTGTATTGGTGTTCTAGATACATAATCTTCTGCATATCCAGCATCACCATATGTCAGCGCATCTAGATTCTTACCCCAAATCCACAGTGTACCATCAGCTTTCAAACCAAGCATGTGATATTGACCTGCTGCAAAGTCCTTCCATACTACGTTATTTATAAGCTGCGGCACGATTGCCTGCTCACCGCCAGGAATAAACGGATTACTTGGAGGCCTGCCTGAACCACTGTACTGCGATGCAAGTGCCCACCCACCACGCCCAAAAGTATCGTCTTCTCCCCAAGCGTATAAATATCCGTCAGCATCGAGTGCTACATAAATATACTCAAGATGGTCGCATTTCATCCAGTTATTTTTAGTACCTACCTGATAAGGGTATACCATTGCTTGATAACCATCACTATGACGGTACGTTGCCTCATGCCTAAAGTAATTGGGACCGCTATCTATAAGCACCGGAGTCTGTCCGCCATATTGCCAGCTAGAACTTCCCCATGTGTATAAGCGGCCACGATTGTCTATTGCCATATGCGTATCAAGACCAGCACTGATGTCTACAAAGCGAAATGGTAATTCTCCTGGTCCTGGACAGTTACCATTGTACAGCATTGTCCATCCAGACTTGCGGCCAGAAGGTGAGGTTACGGTTGTCATAGAATACCTCCAACGATCAACTGAGAGTTGATCTCGCATACACACAAGCACGGAGGTATCTTGCAATCAAGGTACTCAGCAAATATTCCTGTTTGCGGATCGCGCACAATAATGGCTGCACCATTAGAGAGAACTATATACTCACCAAAATCCGCATGACTCCACGTGTCACCTGCAACAGTATTGCACAGCAAATCGAGTACGCCGGCCTTATACTCGTATATTGCTGTGCGATCACACACGAGAGTCATGCGGCGTAGGTGAAATAGCTGCGGGAATGGCCACTGAGCATTGAGAACGCTGATAGGATCAGGCAGAGCACGAAGCGTGCTAATTACATCGTCGTAAGGAATCGCACCGCGCAACGCCGCAAGGAATTGTGAATTGCGTGGATTACGCTCGTTAGGGCGAAGTCCTTTCGCCAGGCCTTCTTTGTAGGTTACTGTATATTCACGCATTATTTACGCATCCTTATCTGCTTGCGTGCGAGCGGCGCGGCTTCTTTAAGCAATTGCTCTAGGTCAATTCCAGGAGCTTTCAATTCGAGGCCCTCAATAACCCGTGCAACTACATCCTTGTGCGCGACGAGATCCTTATTCTGCTCATAGAAGCGATCGGTTAAGTCACGTAGCATAATAGTACTCTTCACTAAGTTGCGAATGACGCCTGGTAAAATTCGCAACATCTCTTCTACCGACTTGTAGACTAATAAACACGCCATTTCATGAGCAAATTCATAATCGTGATTACGTTCTGCCCATTTATTGAAGTCGTCTCTTGTAAAGATTTCCATATCAGCTCATCTTATTACGCTTTTTGCGGCGCGCAACGAAGTCTTCGTCATGCTCTATAGCATTCAGTAAACGCACCTGAGCCTTGGCCTTTTTCTTAGATGTACCCTTAGCACGAACACCACTTGGTGAGCTAACCTCATACTTATCGCCATCCTTTTTACGTATTTTGTAAGGCATTATAATTATTCCTCATGTAAACGCCAGCAGTCATTTATCCTGCGGAGGCAAGAGAGCCTAATCGCTTAATTGCTTCACTGTCAAGGGACGCTTCGCTGGGGACCCCTTGACAGCTCGCAAGTCGCGATTTGTCTCAAGATGCCTCCTACGGAGAAATGCCTGGGGCGGCTGGAAGCAGCAGAGACGTAGCCACAAGGGCGCCTCGTTGGGCGCAGCTGTGGTCAAACTTTAACCATAGCCACATTCTATCCCTCCATTTGCTTTATAGGAAGTGATAATTGCTCGACGTAATCGTACTCTAGTCCAAGCATTTCACTACGTATAGCTGTTTCCCAATCGGCCACGCCATCACGGTTACGCTGAGCTACTTCCATTGCACGCATAGCCGCGAGCACCAGCACCCAGGGATGCTGTGTGCTCCAGAAGTTGTAGTCAGTGTCATTTACCAGCGGCGACTGGTAGAAGTAACCAACAACTTGTAATTGCGTCTGCTCACTGAAGGCCGTGTTGAATACTATAGCATTGTAAGGAAAGTTGTCCTCCATAACGATAGTATTCGGCGGCACCGTGGATTGCCCCGCAATCTCAGGCTGAGTGCGAATTGCACACGGCGCGTAAAGGTACGGACAACCTGGCTCTTGTGTACGATGCATACGCTCAAGCGAGAGAGGTTTGAGCTTCACGACTACGCCACTTAAGTTAGTTGCCCGTACCTCACGTATAACTCTGCACTCAGGTATAAGTAAGTACCAATTACCGGCGGCAAGGGTAGCATAATAGTTTGCGGTGGACTTAAGTACTTCGAATGTCCGGTCTAGCCACCGCTGGCCGCTAAGTATAAAGAAATCCGCACCAGAGTCCTGGTACGATTCGGTATCCGTGATCAAATCGTAGCGGCCACTCAGCTCAATAAATTTGGTGCGTATTTCTAGAAGAGTCATAACGGTCCTATGGTTAGATTTTAACCATTACGGCTTATCTTTACCTACATCATTCAGCAAACCAAACTTCGTTGGGTGATGATACTCAAGACCGCACTCAGTTAGCCACTCTTCTTTAGTACCGTCGAGCCGCTCGTGCGATGGTGATACTTTAGTCGTGTCCATACTCATGAATGTAGTATCATCAATGTAGCGGTACTTGAGCATTTGTGGCTCTAGTATAACCAGTAGATTACGCGTAGTTGCATCGTAACTGAACAATGGGTGCGTCATTAGGTTAAGTGTACCAAATGGTGTAATCCATTGCGTAACCTTGAGACCGTATGAAGTAGCCGTGGGTGTGAGGTTAATCTGACCAGCTGCTTTTGCAATGCGATTAATGCCAAGCAACGCACCACTACCAGCAAAGGCCATTTTATCACTTGAGCCATAACGGAAGATTACTTCAAGTGATCTATCTAGCCATTCTTCACCACCTTCAAGCCAAGTAGTACTCGCCGGAACACTTGCATCGGTGGTGTATGTAAATGAGTTGCTAGGTGCACCTGTTTTGATTGCCTGAATGACACCCATAGTAGTGCGTTCAGGCTTGCCGTTAGTGCCAACGTTCTCCGTGCGAATGCCCCAGAAGAATGCTTTCTCCATCTCAATAGAGTGAAGTTCGAGAGATTCACGTTTTGCTTCTTTGTACGCGTCCTCGGTACGCAGCGTAGTTTTACGCGCGGTACGAGTAATGTCCAAAGGAGTACGGAAAATCTGAGTGTAGTTGAACCACTTCACAGGATCATAGGCAACAGCATTAGGAATTGGCGCACCTTCAGAGTTAATGTTACCGATAATAAGAATGGTATCTGCAGTAGACAGGTTTGTTGCTCCACCATTATCGTCAGCCTCTAAGAGTTTAACATCTATCTTAGAATCAGCACCGGCGAGAGTTACGCCAACTACTTTAGCGTTTACGTCTACGTTAAGGTTGGTAGATACCCGCAATAGAACCTGATGGCCGACACGAAATTCAGTGGCAAGCGCCTGAGCTACCTTCACGTAGAGTGTGACGCCAGCTGCAGTACCGCCGGCAGCGAGTGCAGCTGTCATTCCTGAGTCAGTATAAATGTCAGTGATAGTTCCGCCTTGAGTCGCGAGGTTCTTTGTCCACCACGCAAATTCAGGGTCAGTAACTACTTCTTCTCCCATCTTACTCAATAAGCCCGTAAGTGGCGCCATTCCGTTCGGGTAAAGGTAAAGTATTCCTTGCCGCCAGTTCTTTGGACGCTCGTCAGTTGCCCAGTCACCAGTACCACGCATTCCCATGAAAGCCATGATAATACCTTTCTGTAGTTGGCTCTGAAGCCCAGCACTTACTCCAGAAAGTTAATTAAGGATTCACTCCATCAGTAGGCGCATCAGCCGCAAGCAAGAATAATATCTTACCCTCACGTTCGTATTCAGTTCCATCCGTAAGAGTGAATACGTGCCCCTCTGCACGCAAACGATCTTCAGTTGATGTACCAATTAGCTTGTCTAAACAGTGTCTATCATAGGTGCTCAAATAGGTGATTTCCATAGTTATAACTCCACTAAATCCATGATCTCTTTCTCTAAGCCCGTTAGTTCAGGCTCAACTTCTACTTTGCGACCACGCTGTGGTGCGAAGCTTCTATTAGTTTGCTTCGGCGCGGGAGAATCTAGTTTCTTAAGTTTCAGCGCGGTGCGAACGTGAGTGGCAGTTTTTGCGAATACCTCCTGTGGCTTGAGTTCAGGATTCTCCTTAGATATATCCTTTGCATATGCAGCTACAGTGCGACGGAATTGCCGCAGGTCTGGATTAGCGTCATAGAACTCCTTTACCATTTCACTCATTGTGAGCTGCTCGCGAACGTATCGTGATACAAGGTCTTGCACAGAGCCAAGCACGTTGTCTGAAGCTCTACGCATCGCTTCGCCAACACCACGATTGTATACAGCAAGTAAAAGTCGATTAAGATTCTCGCTAGAACTAAGTACTTCATCAATATCGAGCCCTTCCAAGAAATCTGGATCAGCGGGCTGATCGCCAGCTGCATCAGGTTCGGGTGGCAGCTCCCTTTCCAATTGCAGGCGACGACCAGTCTCTTCTTCAAGCCGAGCAAGTAATGCAGACTCGTGATCGCCTTCTTCAGGTTCAGGCGAAGATTCAGTAGAAACTGGTTCATCACTTTGGATCGCCGGCTCAGGCTCAGGTTCAGGCTCATTTGGTTCGCTAGAACCAGGTCCGAAATCTAATAAGTCAAAATTCTCTGCCATTTACATTCTCCTCGATTGCATCGCAAATGCTTTGAGGTAGATTTATAAAGTGTCTACATGCTTCAGCGATGCCCTGAAAGCGTTTAATTTCACCTATGTCGTCTTCAACTTCTAGTTTATTACGTATCTCCTGAAGCCAGGTATCAACTTCGCTACGCATATCACGCCAGGCTACGCTCTCAATAAGTGCGTGAAATTCACTAAGTGTTGCATGAAAGTTTTGTTCAGCCATACTGTGCACCTTCGTTGCATTTATCCCTGCAGGAGGCTAGAGATTATATCACTACAGGGCACTAGTGCAGTCAACGCTTCGCGTGCTCCACTTCGTTCCGCCCCTTTGGGTGACTGCGTGCCCTTTCGTGAAGGGAGAAATTCGCCTCCTGCGGGAAAATGCATCGGGCGCGAGAAGCATCGGTCCCATAAGGGCTTCGCGCGTTGCTGCTCGCCAATCTTACGGTTAAACTTTAACCATAGTCATCCCTGTTCAAGCAATGAAACCAGCTCACCGTTCGCCACTTGATTCATGACCTGCTCATCAGGCGCAGCTGCTACTTGTGCTGCTGGCTGCTGCCTCTCGAATGCGTCAACATTCTTAGCACCAAGCGATGTAGCTATGTACTTGAAGATGTTGACCACATCGAATGATTGCATGAGTTGTTCGTTGCTACCTATTATCTGAAACAGCTGAGTCCAGATGTCACTGAAATTGCCGCCCGGGATGGAGCCGTCGCGTACAATCAAGTCGTAGTCTACTAGGATGTCCATAGGACTGACGAGCACTCGCTGGTCAGTAATGTTGAACTGGCGTTGAATTGATGCTGGCCATTCACCGACGGATTTAACATACACTTCCTGTGACATGAACTGTTGCGCGTGGTAGGCGAACATGTACCCGATGTCCTGCATAGCCTGCAGACCTACTATTTTGGCTATGCGCTCAAGACGGTTTACTGCACCTTGCGCAGTACCTTGAAACTCACGTGCGCTTAAACGCTCAGGACCACCTTTACGGAGATTGCCCATTACTGCGTTGTCAGTGCCAGTCATAGTCTGCATGTATTCTACTATGAAGGCCACGTCCTGAAGGTTGGTGCGAGTGATGTCAGTTACTGCTAGTTGCTTAACTGCATTCTCAACACCACGACCCCAGGCAGGACGACGTAAGCGTATGAGTCCACCTGGTTCGGGATCACGCAAGTCTTCTATGTTAAGTAGGTATGGATCGACAATGAGCATGTCGTTGATAGCTTTACGGACATTTGCCACGTGCGAGTTGAAGAGCCAGTCGATTACTGTTTGCATGCCGCTAAGTATTTCGAGGCGGCTGTATGCTACGGGTGAATAGCCGTCGAAATCTGGAGCACAAATCCCAACTGGAAACATATCGTGATCAAGATCAAGAGGATTAGCACGTATGATAATAGCGTCATTTGCGACAGTGAATAGCCACTTCTCAGGTATATCTGATTTACCAAGTTTCCACATACTCGGAATAAGTTTGACGTAAACATGAAACTGATCAACTGGCTGAGAAATGTTCCGGTCGAATGAAGTAGCGTCACCACGAAGTGCGCGAGTGCGAGAAGTGCGCGTGTCAGTACCGAGAATACCGCTAGCTTTATTAGGAGTATGACGTAGATAACGAACATTGAAGAGTGTAGGATCATCCTGTTCCTCACTGAGCAGATCCATGTAGTTTGAGCGATCTAGCCAGCCTACGTACTCACCTTTCTGTACGTCGTGAATGGAGTAATTAGGGTCTGGTAGATAGTTGTACGGATCTATATTGGTGATAGCGTTTCCCTCAAAGAGAATAGCATTCTCGCGCAAGGTGCGAGCGAATCCTGTTTGAGTGAACTCACCATCACCGTCATAAAAGCCTCGTGGCGAGCGAGACTGTTTTTTGCCATAGCGAGTGAGCCAATAGGGTGACACGGCGCCGAAGCCATAGGCACAAGCATCACGGAACATTGTGTGCAGTGAAAGTGCTACCTTGTTGCGCGTGCACTGAAGGTCTATTACTTTTTCCATAAGTATTGCGCCGGCGACATCTTCTGGTGACGCGCCTTCGTAACGAAACATTGGATTAGGAAAGAATGCTGCGACGAGATACGAGACTAAAGTTTCCAGGATTGCATAAGAGTATGGAAATACGATGCTGACTGGCTTGCGGGGGTCCTTGCGCTTGATTAAGCGTTCTTTGTCACTGAGTGAAATGTACGCGGTGAGTGTTTCGTTAGTTGCATCCCACGCAGGTCTGCGAGCTGATTGCACTTTAGCTGATTCCCAACCGTAGCGAAGTAAGCGTGAAAGCAAACGTTGATGAAGCTCGCCACCTGGCTTTAGGTTCATGTCTTCAGGATAATCGTACTTGTAGTCGTACTTTTCAGTATCACCCATGTTAATGAGCGAATCTGGGTTCGTCAGTTGGTACGGCATTACACGAGCCTCCAGTCGTCGTCTAGAGGTGGATCGTATTCGAGTGATGCGAACTCGTCGGCATCTTGTGATGCGTCAGCATCAGGAGTGGTGAAGTACCTGCCGCCTAATTCAAGTAGCTCAATGACGTAGGCTGTCGCATCGGCAACGTCCACGAGACCGCTACGTGGAAATGACAGTAATTGTGCTTCGAGCTTACTGCAATTAGTTTTGTTGTGGTAGATCCAGCCCTGTCTGTAATAAGGCGAAAGCGCACCAATGCGCTTAATCTTACCTTTCTCGCCATCAGGAGCTCCACCTCTAGCCTTAAGCCATACAGCTTCAAAAGAGTCAGCGGGACCGCGTCGTAGCATTTCGTTAGTGATAGGTTGCTTAATAAATTCCTCAAGTCCTGTTACCTCTATGCCCACTACGTGTGCGTTAAGGCGGCGACGCATAGCAAACATTTCATCGTACAAGTCGTTAGGGAAGAACTTGCCGCTGACTACGTCTCTGACGTATATAGCGTTGTGGCTGTAGTCAATGCCAATGCCAACGATTGCACTGTCTGCTGAGTGCATATTAGCAGTTTTGGCAGGATCAACTATGATTACATTCTCGAGATTCGCAGAATCTAGCTCGCGTTCTTCGTAGTACTTGAAGTATTCTTGACGGAATGTTGCGTCTTCTTTTGAGATAGGTAAGTTACGATATTCCATGTAGAATACGTCGAGTAGTCCTTTGTTGCGGTGCGATTCTACTTCGCGGCGGAGTTCATCGGTAGAGATTAAGTGTGGTGCCAGTGATTCGTAAGAATCATTGCATAGATCCAGGCGCATTGAGTGCCATTCATCACTGGTTAGGAGTTCTTGAAGAAGCGAGTCGTAATGTTTGAGAGTGTCTATGTAGATAACACGCCACTTGTCGCTATAGCGATCTACACACTTGAGTAAGTCGGAGTTGAACCACTCTTTGAGTTTACGGCGATTCTCGGAGTTCTCTAACTCCTCTTTCTTTTCAAGGTCGTCTACTATTATTAGTTGAGGGCGATAGTTCTTATATAATAGTCCCCGAACTTGCTGACCAGCGCCGCGGGGCATGACGAGTGTACTTCCAAACGCCACCCAGGACTGTTTGCTGAAGGACTCATCCAGCTCGGGATCATCTGCGTTAATTTGTACGTTACCAAATATCCGTCGAATTTCTCGATTAGTAAGAAGCTCACGTTTTATGTTCTCCGTTTGCATAGTAGCGATTGTCTCGCTGTTGGAGATGTACGTGACGAATTCGTATTCACGGAATAGGATTGACTTTTCTACTAACGCACGGGCCAGTGAAGTTTTGCCTAAGCCTCGCGGTGCAGCTATGCATATACGCTGATGAGGTGAGTCTATAGCATCGAGGATTGACGCGTGAAGCGTCGACCAGGGCGTGTTGAATGCTTCTGGAAGCAACGTCTTGCAGAACACGCCGATGTTTTGGTAGCAGAGTGCCAGGATGTCTGCTAAGTCAGGTGTAAGTGTCGCTAGTGGCATACAGAGTTTCCGTGTTGTGGTTAAAGTTTAACCATAGCGATTTATCGTTACTTGCGGGCCCGTCGGTCGCCCTCGACCGAGCTAACATTTACAAGTTATTATTCCTCGCTTGCGAGGAGTCCGGCGTCAGATGCCGCATTAAGTGCACGCATCTTGATTGCCTCAATGTCGTCGCGTGAGAGATGGGTGTTGATAGAGGCTACTTTGTGCACCTCACCAAAGCCGGCGCGACCTAGATGTACTGAAGCGTACTTTGCACGAATGGCAATGGGTGCTTCAATTTCGCCAGAGATGACTTCCTCCAGAAGTCTCAGCGCTTGCGGTGCGAATTCAGTGATTCTAGCACCAATGTCTATTGCCTCGGCATCGAGTTCCTGGCGAAATTGCCGCAATTTTGCTTGAGCAATAGGTGAATTGCGGACGTTAGATACAGTTTGTGCTGTCACTCCGCATGTCGCAGCGACATGTTCGTTGGAGTGTCCAAGAGCCACCATGCGAAGCATTTGCTCATGGTTGGCCCAGAGGGACTTGATTTCGTAGACTCGCTTTGGAACGAACCTACGGTCGTATTTGTATTTGTCCTCAGACATTAATTACTCCTTTGTTGCAGCTTGAAGAGCTGCTTGTGAGCGCGCATGTCGCTCAACAAGCCTGTATTCTGTTTACTATTGTATCAGATTACAGTCAGTTTGTCAAGGGATTTTAGCTTAAATAACGTAGTTTGTGCAAAAATGTATTTTGAAAGTTACAATATCTAACCATAGCTAAAAATTGAATGCTAACTTGACATTTGAATAATTTTCTGATATAATAGCTTGTAAATGTAAGGAGCATGATTTGAAATTGCAGCACAAGAGAGGAGGCTCTCCCCAAGCGGCGCGAATTTGCTCCCCCCATGGTCGGGTGCGCGCGAAGACAGGCACGCGAGTCTTCACACGCGAGCGCGAGATGTATCTGCCTATTGCTGCTCAAAATGCGATCTGGCCTTGACAACCGCGTTTGGATGTGCAACAATATAAGTGTGAGCGGCAAACGCCACTCGCAAGGCGGCCTTGACAAGGTGAGTGCCGCTAGGTACAATGTTAGTGTGAGGCAGCGATGGTCGCTGCACACAGCGTTCTTTCAGATAGCGCACTTGCTCATGCGAGTGCATGCGGGCAGTGCGCGTAGGAGCTGGATTATGCCTACTTATGACGCAGCTGACCTGAAGGTAAACATTGACTTCGAGTGCCATGTTGAGGGTAACAAGAACAAGCCGATTGTGAAGTACCAAGCAACCGTTTTGTTCTCTAGCCTCAGCAAACTGCTGGAACGTGGCGGTGAATCCGTCAAGCGTACACTGCAAACTAAGGCACGAGACGGAAAGTTTCCTACAGGTAGGCGAGTATTAGTAGACGAGGATGGCAAGTACACTCAGACTCTTGAGGACAAGGTATCCGCAATGTCTGACGCTGAGACTGAGGCGTTGTTTGCCATGCTGCAGGCTAAAATGCAAGCCAAGGCAGCACAAGAAATGGCAGCAATTGCCGAGGATGAACCAAAAACTCAGAAGGTAAAGGGCAAAAAATAAGGTGTAACAAGAACGGGCTAGGATGAGAACTAGCCTAACTCTCACAAACTAGTGCAGCCTTGACGTGGCGTGAGAGCTACTCGCATGGTGCGAGTTCCAATGCACAACTCATTGACAAGAGGAATAAGAAATGTCCTATCATGCTGACGATTATTTGGACGAGCAGGTCGATGACCGTGATGCAATGGTGGCACAAGCCATTGCCAACATTCTGAGACATGATATTGAGGCACTAAAAGACCTGGTAAGGCTGAGCGATAAACATGCTGATCTGTCTATGCTCAATATCATAAAGAATCATCTGGCCGCGATGCGTCATGAGGTGCAGACTGAGCTGAAGGCGCGTAGGTAACAACTAACCGGGCTAGGATGAGCACTAGCCCAACTCATAAGGTGAACAAGAAATGTCTGGATACTGTACTATGTGTTGCTCGCATGTATACAGTGATTTAATTCTAGTCGACGAAAACACTGCATTATGCCCGCAGTGTTATGAGGAATTGTTTGAAGAGTTCGCGCCAAACAGCGTAGAAGAATAACTAGCAATCGCGCTGGGATGAGCACCAGCGCAGAAAGGAACCGTTATGCCTAACTGTTTTACTCTCACTCGCAAAACTGAACTGGAAGCTGGTCCAGTTCAATTAACACTGATTGATGAAGAGCTCTGCGCATACCTAGGACAGGAAGTTGATCCTGACAACTGGGTATACGGCTGGTACAATTCTATAGGACTTATGCTGGCTATAGGCAAGTCCTTTGAAGAGTGCAGGGAGATATTCGCTGAGTCTAATCATCTGTTGCCAATTGTGGCATATCTTGAGGCTAATTTCGTGACTGACGCATGGTATCAGCACGGTAGATAACTCACACGCGGGGCGAGGATGTGAACTCGCCTCAAAGGAACACTCATGGATGACAGCTGGGTATTGATAATTATGTTCTTTGCTATTTGCCTACTAGGCATGATAGCACAGTATAGACTAGGATACTAGAATAATGGGCTGGCTGAGACCAGCCCTTTTTTTGCGCCTACACACGTAAGCAGTATCCATAAATGAATATCCGCCAATGAATATCCGCCAATGAATATCCGCCAATGAATACCAGCTCAATTAGAGAGTAACTTATCTAACTTAGACAGCACCTCAGCATATTGAGCTCGCACGCGCAGTTCACAGATACGCTCGAGAATATACTTTCGCTTGGCAGATATAGACGCGAAGAACTTATTGCCGGCTATGGAATTGCAGCGTGTGCAACAGGGAACTAGTTGCAGGAGTTCACTAGAGAACTCAAAATAAGGCATTAGACGCGCTAGCGAGACTGGTAGCACGTGATCCATAGCTTTTGCTGGTAGGCTACAATAATAACACTTAGACGGATCACAGGATGCATAGACATACTTATATTCGTTACTCACGCGGGGGCGTTGGGGGGAAATTTTAGCTAATAGACGATCTAAAAACATACAGCACACTCCTTAGTTTGTAATACAAATGTAATACAATCTCATAGACGATACTCGAATCATGTAGATTATATCATACTCTGAATGAAATGTCAAGTCACGGATTTGAGCGTAAGTTACATGCTAAATAGCATATTTTGGTAGTATTTTAACCATAGCATGATGATTAGGCTTAAAATTTTGAGTATACTTGACAACCCAATTTATTTCTGATATAATTTCATGTGTTCAGCCATTCATGCGCTATGCATGGTGACCGGGGGGGTGATGTTAGTAGTGATATTATACTATCTCCGTTAGTTCTCTAATAAGTATTATATATATACTAAATATATATTAGTAATAATACATAGAAGATAGAGAAAGAAGCAGAATGTAAGTAATAGAACATACGTAACAACCACCGCCGGTCAATAGGCTGATTACATGAACTGGTGAACTCATGAACAAAGCATACGTATACTTTATAAGAACTAAATACAAGCAAACATCTCGTCTATACATCGGATCTACTAACAATTTAGAGAGGAGAATAAAAGAACATTTACGTTACGGACAATTAGCACCAGGTGTAAAGGGTAATTTATGCGGCGTAATAATAACGCCCAACAGAAAATCAGCATTTTGGACAGAGCATTTCTGTCACCAAATTAGTAAGTACATAGATGAAAGTGTAATAGAAGCGTTCTGTTCAGAAATGCTATTCCATTACTGGTGGGATGAGGAGGAATTAAATTGCTAAAAGAATCAGACGCAGTAGTATACTCAACAATAGAACGCACAAAACTAGCCAGAGCCGCAAGGCATATACAAGAATCTGGCACACATCTAAGAAGTTTAAGTGAGATGATACGAATAATAGTAGATGTATTCGACGAATGGCTAAATAAGCAAGGAGTACCGCCTATAGAATCAACACACGAAGCAACTGAAATACTACAGCATATGTTCAGAGCCTCACTTAATCCTGGTGAAAGGAAAGCCAAACAATTGCTACGCAATTTACAGCAAGATTCGTTCGGTGAAATGGAGGAATTTAATAAATACCCAAAACAACGTGGTAAACAACCTGAATGGACGGCATCTGACGATGCCAGAATGATGCAAGCAGCTGAAAAGGCTCTCAAGTATCCCAACATACAAAAATTGCTAAAGGAAAATAATGGTCAAGGAGATAGTAAATGACTAAATCTAATGACGAGAGGCTGCTGGACCTTCGTGCATTAGTACGATCACGCCTAGAAAGGGATCTACGATCCCTAGCTGATATATCAAGCGCACGACCAGAGCTTACTCTACGTGACATTCTAGACGAAGTACACAACGTGTACATTCATTACCTACAACAAAATGCGTTACTAGATAATGCGTCTTCGACGCAGAGTTGTGATACTCAGTTAAGAGAAGAGTTGAATAAATTACGTTCCATAGACTGATCTTCAGGAGGTGCTGCTTGACTTCTGACCAGAATCCACAGCTGGAGGGTTATGTACGACTAATTAGAAACAATCAAACACTACTCACATTAGAGCAAATGGAAGAGCGTAGACTCTACGAACAAATAGAGTTTGAAAGGGAACTTCGTTCCATAGTCTACGAAAGATTCTTTGAGTATCGCAGATAATAATTAACGTTGTTCACTTGAGCCGGTTGTTTCTCCTACAGGCACAAGCGAGGATACTGACTACAGCAGAACCGTGTCAAGGATGCACTTCGTGCGGAGGCTCCTTGACAGAACCTGCTTTCGTCAGTCTCAAAGATTGTGCCTTTCGGAGAAAAACCGACCGGCCAGTAAGCACCAACGGGGCATCTGTAGTCCCAAGGCGGCAAGTTTTGCCTTCGGTCATACACGTACCAAATACCTGCTTTGGTTAAACTTTAACCATTGGAGTACAAAACAAGTGAATCTAAATACCTATCAAGAACTAGCTCACCAAACTTCACGGTTTGCAAAGTATCCAGATTATCGTGGCAATATTACTATGGCAACCTTAGGCCTCAATGGTGAAGCGGGTGAAGTAGCTGACATTATCAAGAAGTGGCTCTATCACGGCCATCAACTGGCGTTAGACAATCTAGCGTCTGAATTAGGCGATGTTCTCTGGTATATTGCAGAGTGCTGTACAGCACTTGGCATCACTCTGGATGACATTGCAGAAGGCAACCTAGCTAAGCTTAGTACAAGATATGGAACAGCCTTCAGCTCTGAGGCCTCTATTAACAGAACTGATTAATCACTGTGGTTAGAATGTAACCGTAACAAACCTGGAGCAACGCGACCCTACTGTCTCTGACCCACACTTCCAGGCCGCAGATGCATTTTCCCAGGCAGGGCGAATTACCTTCTTAGCGGATGAGGTTGCGCTGTCACTGGAAAACTTGGGTGGTTTTTCCAAGTTTTCCATTGACAGAAGGAGCAACCTCAGTAGCGCATAATCAGTAGCCCTGCTAGGGAAATAGCATCCGAAGGCAAATAGGAGTATACTTTAATGGACCTACAAATATCTACTAACAATTTCACTTGCTTAGTTACGGTTAATCCAAGCGGATACATTACGAGTATTGCACCAGTACTGCGTGTATTCTCCAGACAACCTAAAGAGAATCTCATTCACTGGCTTAACACTCACTTTCCTGAGGCTTCAATCTTTGACTTATCTACAGGAGAAAAAATATACCCTTTACTTGACAACTGACCATTTCGTGTGGTACAATTACGTATGAATGTTGCACAAGGCAACTAGCAATCTCTAGCCTTAAGGAGCGAGTATGAATTACCAGATCACCTTCTCTCACGTGCATGTGTGCACCGATTGTCATGAAGCGTTTGAGTGCTTCTGTAGTGAGCCCCACACTGCAAAGCGCTGTGCTGACTGCTTTATGCAGCTGCGTTTACTGGAGTTTAATGACTGAACTGAGTTCAGTAAGAGTAATTTCATTTAACTTATCTGGGCGCGGCAAGCGCACGTCCCGCGCCGAAGTAACAGGCAATTAACTGAAAGGAACATCAGCGATGTTATGCCCACTCTGCAACGAAGAACTCGTAATTGATGGTGAATGGTCAGACTCAGATTGTGACTTCATTGACTCGAGTACGGTCACTGGTACTGTTGAATTCAATCTATTCTGTACGGAGTGCACTGACAGCCTTACTGATTTCGAGCTGGAATTCGAGCAGGATGTATCTGACTTCGTTAATGAGCACGAAGATCATTGCCGTGATGAATTCACCTGCGAAGTGCAAGGTGAAACCTTTGCTAAGCGCAAAGATGCCTATGGTAATGAGCATGTAGGATGCAGTTTCACAATCTACGTACACTGCATCTGCAATCAAATGGCAATGTACGAGTATGCTGATGACGCACCACTCACCGAGGTACTGGAGGGAATCTAGCTGAAATAACAAGATGACTTGACTTTGCTGTGGAAATATGTTATAATAGTACCATAATCTAAGCAAGGAGTTTCTTATGGACCGTGAGTTGTTAGTTAAGATGCTTAACGAACTGCCAGCAAACGAGCGGCGCGCCATCACTTACATGGCCAAAGGTGGTCATAGATGCGAGGACTCTACGAGTCTAATAAAGTGTTGCAATGTGAGTCGCTGCCAGGCATGTCACATTCCACACTTGAAGGAGAAGCATGATGCAATCATGCTACATGCATACGAGAAGTTCTCGCAGGCTGGTGCACTTACTTGGAAAGGTCGCGAGTATAAGAAGCCACTAGAACCTAAGGCGAACAAGAAAACTCGCAAAGTGTCAGCTCAGCCGAGGGCGGCTGACCCGCGCGTTAGCATCACAGATCAAGTGCCCGATGACCAACTAGAGGCAGTGCTAGCAATGATTGCAGCTAAGCTTGGCCGCAATGGTTAAAGTTTAACCGAAGGGGATAATTAAATGTGCTCTATAAGTACGTATCATCTTAGCAAACTGCAATCGTACTGTTGGGTGTACGTTATAAGACTAAGGTACAAAGATGGGCACTATATAGGAAGTACTTCGAACTTACTTCGTCGAGTACGTGAGCATCAAGAGATGAAAGAGAGTGCTGCTAGATCTATTATGAGATACGGATTTGGGGAAGTGGTATGGACACACCCTACTGTAGGAAGGGAGGAAGCATACCTATTAGAATGTTACTTGTTTAGATGTACGAATCAAATTGGGCACTGGGTGATTCCCAATAAAGAACGCTACAGAATATGGAGGCGTTCTCTTTCTCCTGAAATGATGGAAGAGATAATACACGGTAATTTTGGCATGACTATTGTACAACCTATTTCAAGGAGTAATTATGATACGTGCATTGAATGCTGATGGCCGATCAGTGCTGGCATTCGAGCTGCAAGAATCGCCTGGCGATTCCTTTACGTGCCCACATTGCAGTCAGCCAGTTTACTTAATTACGTCGCATGACGTGAGTTACTTTGTGCATGACGAGGACCAAACAGTATACTGTCCATTACTCGCAAAGTATGCTGGAAAGGATTAGACGATTGAGCAAGCATGATTGCTTCACTAATCCAGTATTCGTACTTGACAATATGCTGTTATGCGCACGTTGTTATGCCATACGTGCACTGCGTACTTATGGAAAGGAGGCTTACTTTCAGAATGGTTCGCTAGTAATGGTTGAGTACCAGGACTTATCCCACTTAGAGGCCGCAGCTGGTTGTGATGCGTTAGTTACACGAGCTGCATTGTATAAGGAGTACCTAGAGACTAAAAATTTCTGAGTATGCAAAATAATGGTTGACAGCTTACAAATTCCGTGTTACAATTACAACAGAGTCAACGAAGCGTGTTGCTTCGTGAAACCAACTTTATTCCACAAGTGGAGATTGTACCATGATTCGTGAAGAAGTTTCTGTAGCTACCGCAGGCCGCCCCGAAGTAAAGTTCTCTTACAATTTCAGTGAGAATATTACTGAAGCTATTCAGATGTTTGATCGCCAGGATCAAAATGAGCAGAATGTGCACGAGCTATTTAAGCGTGCACTTACTATTAACGCGCAGGCTGCGGCTCGTAAGATGCTTTCTGCTGGCTTCACTGCAGAACGTATCCAAATGGAGATGGATAATTGGAAGCCAGGCGTATCGCTTAGCACTCGTGCCTCAACTAAAACAGTTGATGCAGCCAAGGTGATCGCTGAGAACTTCGATGACTGGACTCCTGAGCGACAGGAAGAAATCTACCGCCTGATCCAGGAGCGTTTCGCAAAACGTGGTCAGGCAGCTCCTGTTGCTGCCGAGAATGGTTCATCTGAGCCTACTGAGGAAGAGATCGCAGCTGTCACTGCTGGAGTTAACGGAGGAGAATCAGCTCCGGAACCTACACCCGCAGAACAGGCAGCGGAAGGCCGTCGGCGTAATCGCTAACTAACATTAACAAAGGGAGCCAGCAAACACTGGCTCCTTTAGGAGTCTAAGTGAGTGAGAAACATAAAGTATTCATTCCTGCTAAGGGCTATCATAACTGGGAAGCTGCAGCGAGGTATGGCGAGCTAGTATTCATGAGCAATGAACCATTCAGCCGCGCCGCAGTATCGAACATGATCCGTACCTTTGAACCTTTTATTGAGGAGAGCGATTCAGAAGACTACATCGTAATCACTGGCCTATCAGTGATGTGTTCACTAGCGTGCTCACTGTTCGTGTTGAAGCACGGTAGATTAAACCTGCTGTTATTCGACGCGGCATCGTCAAAGTATATTAAACGAACTGTAATCCTTAGAGAGGAAAAAGAAAGTGAAATTGTTGGACTTAATTCCTGAACAGGATACATGGAGTGTAATAGATCCCTCCAAGTTGTCAGTGTATATGTCATGCCCGCGTCGTTACTTCTACGAACAGGTACTACAATGGCGTGAAGATTACGTAAATAACCATTTACACTTCGGCTCATGTTGGCATCTGGCAGTTGAACACTTACTGAACAAGCAGTACTCTAAAGAAGCTGTTGAAGAGGCATGCGAGTTGTTCTATCAATCCTACCGGCTTAAGTTAGATAGTGAATCTGATGGACTCTTCGCTCCGAAGGATCCACAGAATGCTCGCAAGACTCTCGTTGAATATGCACAGCGATTCCGCACGGATGCTCAAGACTATCTAGTACTAGCCACAGAAATAGGTGGCACAGTACTGATAGCGCCAGACTCCCCAATGTTCTTCAAGCTTGATGCACTATTGCAGAGGAGAAGAGATAATAAAGTAATTTGTCTTGACCACAAAACTTCGCAGCGTCGAATGAGCAACTGGCAAGAACAGTGGCTACTCAGTACGCAGATGCTCACGTACCTACATGTACTATACTGTTTATTCGGCGAGGATAATTCAGTAGGGGGTATTAGGGTAAGATGTTCCTTCTTTTACAAAGCTAGACCATCTGAGTTCGATGAGGCTATTGTTGAGAAGAATTTAAGTCAGATGCAGGCATGGCTCGTCAGTCAAGCTAGTTGGTATGACGCACTCAAGTACGACATGGAATATCTACTTACTGCTGATGACTCCAATTCGCAGGTAATGAAATCCTTCCCAATGAATGAGAAGGCATGCTTTGACTACAATAGAAAGTGTCCATACTTCGACTTCTGCATGAGCTGGTCGAATCCACTCCAACGCTGCGAGCGGCCTCCAATAGGCTTCGTACACGAGGTGTGGGACCCACGAGTAGATAGTGGCGCTAAAACATTTGTTGACTTAACAAAGGAGCAAACAACTAATGCCTAAATTACACGCTCATTTCTGCGCTGATTGTGGTAACGATTGGCAATGCGAGCGAGATTGGTGCAGTGATATTACTGGTGAGATTTCTAGAGAGTGTCCGAGCTGTTACGAGAAGCGTATTAAGGCCGGCTTCAACGAAGCTGAGATTGGAGGGTGATTAAATGCCTCTTGATGCACGACTCGAGAACGAACGCTTAAGAAAGTTGTACCTTGAAGACGAGAATCAAGATCGCTACAATTTGTTATTGCTGGGCGAGAAAGGAGTAGGTAAGACGTACCTAGCACGTACTGCACGTCTGCCAGTGTATATTGATTCTTTCGATCCTGGCGGCACACTGTGCTTACGCGAAGCTAAGAAGAAAGGTGATATTCTCGCTGAAACTAAGTACGAGAAAGAAGATCCACTCAAACCTACTATGTTCGAGCAGTGGACTCGAGACTTTGAAGAGAAGGTGCGAGCAAAGTACTTCGATAACTTCGGTACATATGTACTTGATTCAAGTACGGTATGGGCCGAGAACATAATGAACCTCATCCTAGCGAAGGATGGACGCGCCGGCACTGCACCACTCTTCACAAAAGATTACGTACCACAAAAGGTACTTATTCATAACTGGCTAAAGAAGGTACTGGCACTTCCCTGTGATGTTATCGTTACAGGTCACCTAGAGCCAATGAAGGATGATGTGTTAGGCAGTATAGAGTACCGATATTCCACCACTGGTAAAGGCACGGTCATCATACCGCTGCAGTTTACTGAGGTGTGGGTAGCAGATACAACACAATCCTCGAAAGGAATTGAGTATAGAATAATCACGCAACGAACTGGTAGGTACATGGCAAGTAGTCGCCTGTCTGCTGGCAAGCTCGATACTTACGAGCCGCCAGATATTAAGGCAATACTCAAGAAATGTGGTATGGACATCAAAGATAAGCCGTCGCTGTTCGGGAGTAAGTAATGCCTCGCAAACGTAGTGCAAAACCAACTGACCAGGACTTCCTATGACTGAGAAGCGATTATTTCTCTTTCTGAAAAAAGTGAGTATCAATAAACTTACTGAGTGCTGGGAGTGGACGGGAGCAACAAATGGAACTGGATATCCATTACTGTGGGATAATAGTTCTGGGAAATCCAGGTTGCATTATGCTCATAGACTATCCTATGAACACTACGTTGGAGAAATAACTGCTAATAATCAGGTAGATCATATCTGCTCAGTTAAACACTGCGTTAATCCAGATCATTTACAGCAGGTAAATGGAGCAGATAACCAATCACGTGCATCTATTAGAAAGGAGAACTATAACAGCGCCAAAACACACTGCAAAAATGGTCACGAATTTACAGAGGAGAATATAATATACTCTAAATGGTGCGGTCGAAATGGAGTACAACGCAAGTGCCGAAAGTGTCGAAAGGAAATGTTAACAAGGAATAAGAGTAATGCCACGGAAGAGAAGTGCTAAACCCACAGACGATGATTTTCGTTGGGATTCAAGTAAGCCTCCATTGCTTATGGAGAAAACTGCCGAAGAAACCAGAGTAATTAAACCGAACCACTTTTCTGAAGGAAAAGTCATGCCTATTATTGATTTCTCAGACATGGGACTAGACGATCTGCCAGAACTGAAGATACTGCCCGCCGGCACTGAGGCGAAACTGAGGATACTTGACGTTAGCATCAAGCCAGATCGTAATGGTGATGAGATGCTACAGATACGGTTGGATGTAGCTGATGAACCTAACGTGAAGGAAGTGTACTGGCAATGCCACTTCCCTAAGGCGAGTATGAATGACAAGAGAGTGTTCATGCTGAAACAGTTTCTTAGTGGATTCTGCGAAGCATTTGAGATCGACAAGACAGCAGCAAATGATACTAATGATTGGGTCGGTAAGGAAGGCTGGGCGATACTAGGAGTAAGAAGTGATCCTAAATATGGTGACTCGAATGAGGTTACTCGGTGGGTAAGAGGTCAGTAAGTTAGCTTTGAGGAGGAGGCTGCGGCTTCCTCCTTTAAGGAGCGCAGCTACTATGCGACGCATAACCTTTGAGGTAACTGATGAACAGTATTGTAAGCTGAAGGATCATCTAGAGTACGGGCTAATGAAACGCTTCTTTGGTGCACTCGTAGACGACACAGTCGTCATGCTAGATGAGTTTGGTGACTTGTTTATAATAGCGGTGCTATCAAAGCGGGTGAGTTACCGGCAGATAATGGAGGATAAAAATGCTTTGGTTAAAAGTCAACCGTAACGCACAACCGAAGCACAACGTGCGCTGCCTGCCACCAGCTGCTCTCTGTACTACCAGCGCGGTCGTTTTTCTTCCGAAGGGTGGCGCCTTTTCCCTGCGCGAAGGGAGTGTTTGTCAAGGCACTGCCTCCAGCGAAGCGGCCTTGACAAGCAAACGACCGAAGTGCTATAATCACTAGCCACCTTGAGGAAAGGAACGAGCTGTAATTATGGCGAACATAGATGACCTATCCATTCCAAGCCTCGAATCTCAAGGCTTGCAATTAATTCTCACCATACGTGAGCGTAGACGATTCACGCCTGAGAAAGTACGCGAGAAGAAACTCCCGTCAGAAGCTATGCTCAATAAACTGAGCGATAAACAGCTCGCTGATCTATACTACACTCTAGCAGCCAAGATGCAAAAGGAGTTACTGTGAAACTAGGAATCCTGCGTGTTGTTCCGATGTCTCAAATTGAAGTTGATCTAGATGCACGTGGGCGTCAGGCTTATGGTATTATACCTGAACTTGCAGCGTCCATACAGAAGCATGGACTAATTCACCCCATTGCAGTGTACTCAGTAAATGGTGAGCCACCATATAAACTTGTTGCTGGTGGGCGTCGATTTATGGCTTGCACTGCACTGAAATGGGAAGAGATTAGTTGCCGCATATATGACACGCCAATGACCGAGCTGGAATTGAAGGCAGTTGAATTATTCGAGAATCTTGACCGTATGAATTTGAACTATGATGAAGAAGTGAAGATGAAAGAGAAGCTTCATCTAACACTGGTTGAAATTCACGGTAGGAAAATAGCAAAGACTGCAGATGCACCTGGACACTCAATACGTGATACGGCACGAACACTTGGTGTTAGTCATGCTACAGTCATACAGGATATGAAACTCGCTGAAGCAATGCGCATTCTGCCTGAACTTGAATTGGATAAGGAGAAAAATAAGTCAGCTGCCATGAAAAAGCTGACGCGATTTGCGAATGTCATCAGCAATAAAATGGCTGTGTCTGAAGCTAAGAAAGACGCCGTCCTTTCAGGCAGAATGACAAGCCCGGATGATCCACTCGCAGCCTACATAGTAGGAGATTTCTTCGAGAATAAACTCGCACCTAATCAGTTCAATTTTATAGAATGCGATCCGCCGTATGGAATTGATCTACCAGAGCAGCGAGCTGATGGTGAAACTGATTTCAGTTTGCAGCATGATTATAAGGAAATTTCTGGCCCGGATTATTTAATGTTCTTGAATAAGCTGCTCGAAGAATGCTACAAACTAGCGGCAGAGAATGCCTACATTATCCTCTGGTGCGGCCCGCAGCATTTGAATAGGGCACTGGACGCAATGAAGCGTGCAAAGTTCTCTACGGTTCATATACCTGGAATTTGGAAGAAAGGTGAGAGTGCTGGTCAGGCAATGGGCATGAGAACGAACCTTGGAAATGCGTACGAGATGTTTGTGTACGGGCGTAAAGGTAATGCAGAGTTACGCAAGCAAGGCCGCTCAAATATATTCGACTTTAATGGAGTGCCATCATCGCAGCGCATCCATCCTACTGAAAGGCCAAGGGCGCTAATGAAGGAACTCATTGATACCTTTGCTTGGCCCGGGTCAAATATACTAGTTCCATTCGCAGGAAGTGGAGTTACAATAGTCACGGCATTTGAACAGGGACATAAAGCCGTTGGCTACGATCTCAGTCAGAATTTCTACAATGCGTACGTGAAGCGTTTAGTTGAGGAGGTAACGGCTAAATGATAGATGCTGATAGAACACTTATATTACTTAGACAAATAGAATCTCTAAGTAGAGAAGGCAAATTAGTAATTGCTGGATCACTGATAGATGCACTATATCCGAAGCCTATTCCCGAAATGGATTTAGATATAGTATTTGCGTGCAAGCAAAAAGTGCTTAGTTGGATAGCACAACAACTAGGAGATAATGATGCCTTACGTTCCAGCTGATGGATCACTCAACTCCAAAATAGCTATTGTTGGCGAGCAGCCGGCAAAGTACGAAGCTAGATACAGCAAGCCATTTACTGGCCCCGCCGGTCGTAATCTAAATGAGTGTTTGCAGAATGCTCGCATACCACGAGGTGGTTGTTATCTGACGAACGTAGTGAAACAAACTGAGTTTGAATTAGAACGCTATTTTAATTTGAAGGGTAAGAATCCTGCCGCGACGCAGCTAGGAAAGGCGTGTATAGAGGAGCTACGTGATGAGCTTATGGATTGTCGCGCTAACATCATTGTGCCTCTTGGCAATACTGCATTGTTCGCTCTATGTGATAGAACTGGCATTAATAGTTGGCGTGGAAGTGTGCTTGAGTCTACGCTTTTACCAGGGCGCAAAGTCATTCCTACATTGCATCCAGCTGTGTATACAGATGAGAAGGTACTACAGAACCCAGCTGCATACCTGGCTAAATATCTAATTACTATAGACCTTAAGAAAGTCCGTAGTGAGTCTGAATTTCCGGAGATTCGCTTAGCGGACAGAAGATTGAGGATCCAGCCAAACTTCTATGAAGCGCTTACATGGCTGGAGCGTTGTAAGGTACGTGCTGAGGATGGTGGAATTGTATACTATGATATAGAGTTAACACCAAAGACCCAAGAACTGAGTTGTATTAGCTTCTGCACATCGCCCGATGATGTAATGTGCATACCATTTGTAGATGCAAACGGAGACTATTTTACTGCTGAGCAAGAATACAAGCTAATGTTGAGCATTGAAGAATTGCTCAGCAATTCCAGCTGGATGAAAGGGGGACAGAATATTATCTTCGATTCGCACTTTCTATTACGCAAGTATGGTATACGCACTCGTAATATTGTTGCTGACACTATGGTAGCTCAGCATATACTCTACCCAGATTTCGGAGGTAAAACGTACCGTGGAAAATCACTTGAATTTATTACGTCAATGTGGACGGATATACCTTACTACAAACGTGACGGAAAGTTGTGGCTCACTGGCATAGGCGACTACGCCAAGGGCTGGAATTATAACTGCCTAGATAGCGCAGTATGCGCTGATGCGTTTCCTAAACAGCTCACCGAGCTCGAAGAGCGTGGTAATTACGACTCGTATGAGCGACAAATAAAACTCATTGGACCTCTGAGTTATATGATGGAGCGTGGAATTAAAGTGGATAAAGAAGGAATGGAGCGAGCGTCCAGAGATGCTTTGTTAGAAGCTGATGAATTAACGCAACAAACGTTCGAGGTTATGGGCAGCTCGGCCTTTAACCTAAATAGCCCGCAGCAAGTAGCGGAATACTTTTATGGTAAGTGTGGAGTTACACCTTATTTAAATAAGAATGGCAAGCCTACTACAGATGAGGAGGCATTAACACGCATAGCGAATAAGGGATTTAAAGAAGCTAGTATGATCCTCGAGATTCGACGTTTACGTAAGAAGGCATCAACATTTCTAAATGTCGAGAACGTTGACGATGATGGTAGGATGCGATGTAGCTACAATCCAGTAGGTACACGATTCTCGCGGATTAGTTCGAGTGCAAATATATTCGGTACTGGTGGAAACTTACAAAATGTACCACATGATGTACTGAGTTATTACGTCGCAGATTCTGGATACGTAATTTATTCACTTGATATGTCGCAGATTGAGGCGCGCATTGTCGCGTACGTTGGAAACATCACTCAAATGAAGGAAGTATATGAACAAGGTCTGGATATACACAGACAAACGGGAGCACTCATTTTTAATAAGCCTTACGATGAAGTCAGTAACGCACCTGGATCGAGTACCATTGGTAATGGAACTTACAGTGAGCGCGATTGGGCAAAGCGTGCCAACCATGCTTTCAATTACGGTTTTGGTTACAAGTCTTTCAGCTTGCTATATGAAATCCCTGAAAAAGAAGCTAAGTTCATTTATGATAGATACCATTCTGCTTATCCAGGACTTAGAGGTGGATACTGGAAGTATGTAGAAGGGTTGCTTAAGGCAACCCGTACGCTCACTAATCTATTTGGTAGAAGAATTACGTTCCTAGGAAAGCTTGATGATAAATTGCTCAATGAAGCTTACTCGTGTATACCGCAAGGAACATGTGGAGACCTAGTAAATGAGTGGGGATTGAACTTCGTTTATTATAACTCAGATGCGTTGTTCCAACGCGTGGAGCTGTTAACTCAAGTACATGATTCAATTAGTATACAAGTGCCGCTGGATTTGCCACTGATAGATCACGCACGTATCTTGACTGCGATTAAGCGTTCTCTAGAACAGCCGCTGGAGTTCGGCAGAACCCAGTTTGTCGTGCCTGTTGATCTGGTAGTAAATAGTTGTCTCAACAAGAACAAAGGTATAGAGCTGAAAGGCACGAAGTTTAGTAATGATCCTCGTGTACTGGAAGTGTATTTACAGGACGCTATTCTAACACTGGGAGTTTAAGAAATGACAAACAAGGAATTTGCTAGATTCTGTAAATACTTCGTTGTAATGACAGACGACGCAGAACAAAGTCATAGAGTATGCTGGTTATGGATAGGTGCTTTAACGGAGGGATATGGATTTCTTAAAGTCAAAGGTAAGAATATAAGAGCACACCGACTTATGTATGAGCACGTATATGGTGAGATAAAGGAAGATTACGTAATACATCATAAGTGTCACAACAAGCGTTGTGTAAGCCCGTTTCATCTAGAAATGGTAACACGCGAACATAACGTTAGTGAAGCCCAAACTAAGACACATTGTAAGCGTGGACATGAGCTATCCGATGATAACGTACATATGTATAGAGACAAATACGGAAAGTTTAGAAGATACTGCAAGAAATGCGCTTCAAATTCAGCACGTAATAGATATGCGGCTCGTACTTTAGTTGATAAATTAACGGATGAAGATATAGCTAAATTGATGAGTCTAAAAGGAGAATAAGAATGGCGAGACACTTGAGTAATTTCCTGGATGCTTATCTCTACTTTACCGAAGAAACTGAGCCATGCGAGCTTTACCGCAAGTGGGTAGGAGTCAGCATTATTGCTGCAGCATTGCAGCGGAAATGTTACTTGCATTGGGGCTCGCAGATTTGGTATCCTAATCTGTACATAGTATTAACCGGTCCTCCAGGTGAGCCGCGTAAGGGTACAGCTATGGCTTCTGGCTACAGCATTCTGAGACCGCTCAATCTAAAGCTATCTGCAGACCGACTGTCACCTGAGTATTTTATAAAAGAACTCAGTGCCTCACTCACTACAACGCAGCTGGGCAATGGTAAGTTTATAAATCACTGCAGTATGACAATCTTCAGCAGTGAGTTGACAGTATTTCTGGGATATAAGAACTCGCAGTTCTTAGCTGATTTAACTGACTTGTATGATTGTAAGGATCCATGGGCGTACAGGACTAAAAATAGTGGGCACTTTGAAGTAACAGGTGCATGGCTAAATATGTTGGCTGCAACCACACCTGAGCAAATACAAGCAGCATTGCCAATTGAAGCAATAGGAGGTGGCTTTGCAAGTCGAGTGTTATTTATATTCGCTGATAGGAGAGGTAAAACTGTCCCTATGCCAATAGAGAACGAAGAACTTAAGGCGAAATTAAGAAGCGATTTAGAAGAGATTTCGTTGTTAGCTGGTCCATTTGTTGCTACAGAAGATTACATACTCACTCGCACTGAGTGGTATTTGAACGAGTCTCAGGAGAACCAAATAATTCAGGATCCAAGATTCGCTGCGTATTATAGCAGGAAAGCGAGCACTGCAACAAAGCTCAGTATGATACTCTGCGCGTCACGTAGCGACGATATGAAGCTGAGAGGTGAGGATTTCGTTAACGCAATCGATATGCTTAATGAAGCTGAGATACAAATGCCACGTGCATTAAGTGGCGTTGGTAGGAGTGATTATGCTGAGCTGCTTCCAATGGTAATGGAAGAAATACTGAGACATAAAGAGGTGACTATAAGGTATTTGATGAACCGATTTTCGCACGATACGACGTACTTCCATTTGATTAAGATGGTAGAAACACTTGAGATTATGGGCGTTTTGAGTTACGCTCCATTAACTAAGAAGATATATGCGAATCCTAACTTCGGGAATAGTTCGAGTGGAGAAAGTGCGGTTGTCAATTGAGGCCGGAAGACTCCGCTGGACCGCTGCTGATTATAGCACTTACGTTGCCTAATGCTGTCAAGGACCCGCTACGCTGGGGATCCTTGACAGCGGCAACTCCAGTGCAGAGAGTAGACGCGGTCCGGCGGAAAAATCTGCCGGCCTGGAAGTATGGAGAGTTGCTGGCAGCCGCACTCCCGTTGGTCGTGAGTATGGTTAAAATCTAACCATAAACTATCTTCTCTCACGTCTCTCTGAGCGTTCACGTCTCGCTCCTCTTGTTGGCTCCTGCGAATACCAGCCCATCAAACTGTCGTAAACATTCTCACCGCGCTTTTGTGCTCTAGTAAACTTACTTATTTGACGGGTGCCAGGTACACCTAAAAGTGTAGCTGTTGGTTCCCACCACGGCGGGCTGAGTGGATCATTTCTGTAGGCGCGTGCAGCATCTCGTGCTGTTTCTATTGCAGGCCCGGCTATTCCTTTACCGTACCTCATGCCACCTATAATAGGCAGTCTCTCTATTTGTCCTACCGCCAAATCAAGCGCAAGTTGTGGTAGTGAATGTCT